CTACTAAAGTACCATCCTTATCATAACCACCATTTAAACTTCTATCTAAGAAATTATATCCTGTAGATATTTTTACAGCATCTTCTTGATGGTGATCATCTGCGTTGAAAAACTCTAAACCAATATCAGAATTGAATGATATAGAGTTCCTGTCGTTAATTAAAGACTTAACTTTGTTAATTATACTGTCCGTATTTTCAGGTGTCACCTCAGTTGTCTTGATGTATTCTATGGTATCAACTAACGTTGTATCGAAGTTCCTCCATTTAATCCAACTTTCTGTTGTTGTATGTAACCAATCATCATCATATTGAGAAAGATCCGTGTTGTATATTATATCAATAATATCTGGATCTACCTTCGAACCAATTTTACTATTAGAAACTAAAAGTTTCATTTGCTCCACTTTGGGAGTTTCGTGAAACTTATCGTAGAATTTGACTGAAAGTTGATGTAGCACATCAATATCATCGGATGTATAAAATCCTCTCTGTATTGTTCCTAAGTATTTTGGTTTAAGTAATGATAACTTAAAAAATACTTTTTCAAAGTCTTTTCCGAATTGCATTTATTTTTTATATGAATGGGTTAATTAGTATTCTATAAGATTCTTTGCCTATTGTTTCACTTATATTTTCGAAATATCCTTTTTCTATACCTTCCTTAATACCTAAATCTATCTGAGCTTCTTTACCTTTAGCTTGATAATCAGTTAATGCATTTTTAGTGAAAGTTTCTTTTTGTCTGTCAGGCTGATGTACTGCCTTTGATATAAATATGTAAAGAATATCAAGAGCAGTTGGAAAATCCTCTGAATCCTCTTGAATTCCTAATACATATCTAATTGGCAGTTTGTTATCATCAATCTTGTTGATATTTAGACTACTCATCTTCGCTTAAAATATCTTCTAATACTTCGTCAGTAGAATCAACATTGTAATTAAACAATGGATATATTTGTTTGTTTATCTGCTTAAGAACTTCTTCTGTGAATACCACTTCAGTAAAGAAATCTTTATTTTTAACTGGCTTGTCTAAATGTTTACATATCCAAGTTCTTGCAGATTCTCTCTCAATCTTAACTCCTTTTTCAATAATTCCTCTAGCAATTCCACAAGTGTCCCAAGAAACGTATTGTTCTAAACCAACAAACTTATTCATACCTTCAGTAAAATGTAAGTGGAATTTAATAGGATGAGGTCTTGCAAATCTGTTTTTATCAGGTTTTGCTGTTACTATAATTCCTACTTTGTCACTACCATCCTTTAATTGTGCTCTGTTCAACATTAATACAACAGAAGCTGCATATGCAGGTCCAGTACCTCCACCAGCAATACTCATTGGAATAAAACTTTGAGATTGGTATGTGTGATTAGTGAATAAGAATGGAATCTTTAAATCTGCCAAAGGCGTCATTATAATTCTAAAGATAGACTTCAAGATCTTTGCTCTCGTCATATCTGCTTTACCTGATCCAGACGCAGCATCTTCAATTTCCTTTGCAGTTGCTAAGTTACCAGCTGAATCTAATATAATCATCAATTTAGGTACTTCGCCTCCTGCTCTTTTAACCTCTTGTAATTTACGAGTAATTGTCGTAATAGACGTTCTAAAATCTTGAACAGTATTCATTGGTTGATAATTTACTTTTGAAGTATCAATACCAAACTTATGCATTTGGTCCTTATCAACTGCAGCTTCAGAATCGTAAAAGATTATACTATAACCCATTGCAATTGCCTCTCTCATTGAATTTAATACCAAGAATGTTTTACCAGTTCCAGATGGTCCAGCAATAGAACAACTTCTATTATTTGGCCAACCTCTAAACATGTCTCCTGAAACACATGCATTTAGGTGGTAGTTACCTGTGTTGATCCATTCAGTAACTTCTGAGAAGTTTGATTGATCCATCACGGAACCCATTGGATTCATTGCAGCTAATTCTGAATTTACGTCTGCGAATGAAAAGTCTTTATTTTTCTTTGCCATTATTAAATATTTTATTTTCGTTTAATCTTAATGTTTCAAGTTCATCTATAGTTTCAGATATTCGTTTTTCAATATCCTCCATCTCAGTTTGAAGACCTTTTAACTTTCTATGTACGCTAGTATACTTTAATGCGTATGTTTGTTGTTCTTCTGATAATTTATTGAAATCCATGCTCATATCTATAGATTTGGATGTTCAGTATCTCTGTTCTCATGTTCTACTTCAGAAATCATTTGGTCTATAGTATATTGTTTTGGATTAGTATCATAATTATATACTTCCAAAGCTTCCATAGCAAGTTCTTCTTGTAAAATTCTTCGAACAGTAGCTCCTAACATAGAATCATTTCCAGTACTTTGAGCTGCTGCTTTAATTTTAGAATAAGCATTTGTTTTCATAGTGTTTTTATTTTGTTTGATATTATATAGTAGATATGCTGTTTGTTTCACCTAAAAAAACCAGGATGTTAGTCCTGGTTTATTTTAAAATAATGATGTTGAATATATTAAGTTTCGATTAAGTGTTTGGAGACCTAATACAATAAGAATTCTATTTATTGGATCTATAACGCTTTTTTCAAATTGAATCTCATAATCAACTGGTGGTGCAAATTCGTATGGATGTTCTCCAGCTTGGTATGCAAATAAATCAGATACATGATGGTTCGTATGATATATCTTAAGCTTCTCACCATTTGAGTTTAACTTATATTTTGATTTGTACTGTGGCTTATTATTTAGCAGATAGTTATGAAAACCAGCGGCTCTAACATTAGCAGGACATTTCAAAGCTAATTGAAGTTCATCAGTATCATCAATAACATACTTATCAATATTATTAGTTCTTCTATTAAAACAAACTTCATCAATATCAGCTAACTTAAACTCTTTCTTGGATTTCTTCAAGAACTCTACTAACTTTGCAATTGTTTCTGCTGTTGGTTTTTCAGAAAGTAATATCTCAACTGCATTTGTTAATTGTTTTCTTGCGACTGTCGGTGTAGAACTTTGAATAATATCGAAACCAACCGTCTTGATCTTACTCAAAGTTTTATACCTTTCATCGTTACTCAACTTATCAATCCATGCAATATCTTGTAGATACTTCTTCTTAGATAACCAAATTCCACTATACGAAATAGTTTCAAGATCGAAGAATAAATGATTTTCAGTATTTAAGTCTGTTGAATACTTCTCCATCGAGTTTTTAATAAAACCGTCAAGTCGTATGTTATATAACTTCATGATAAAAACATCAATAGTTAATATATCACCAAGCCATTCAATAGACTCATACATCTCCTCAAACTGAACGTAACATGAATCAGTATCAATGTAAATTACAGAAGGCTTTTTAACTTGCTCTACTTTAATATTGAAATGTTCATGAACCTTAACGTCTTTATGCCATAACTTGTTGAAATAAATATTTAATCGTTCTTCTGAATATAAAATTGCTCCTTGTCCTTGTAATGTAATAGACTCAGCAATATCAATATTAAAGAAATGGAACCACTTGTTACCAAATGCACCATAAATAGAGTTAAGCGTAACTTTTACTGCCTGTTCGTATGCTGTAAATTTCCTTGATAAGGATTCATAATGTTCTGTTAATAGAACTGCTTCCTCTTTGTTAAGAGAACTTACGTCTCTTTCAATTAGCTCTTCTATCTTCATATATTAGGCGCTCTGGCAAGTTGCGATAGTCAATAATGTCTCTGAATCATTTGACTTCATAACAACTCGATTGCTTAATACATGTGCTGTGTAATCTTCTTTGTCTAAAAGGTTTAAATATTTCTTGAATAATGTAACATCTCCACTAGTATCTCCATTTGCTGAAGAAGTAACTAGCATATTGTAAGTTTTACCTTTTAATCGTACACCATCTTTCTTTCTTTTAATAGAGAATGTTTCCTCTTTGTCAAGACCGAATAGAGATTTTACCTTAGCAATACTTGAGTAATCAAACTCAAAATCAAAGTTAGCTCCATCTACGTTAAATATAGAAGAAATCTGAGCATCTGTTAAATCTTTATATCCTAATGATGGTTCAGAACATGATAACGTAATTTCTAACTCATCACTATAGATTTTAAAACTAGTTGCTACACAATCTGATTCATTCTCAATGAACTCAAACTCTCCTCTGATAGATTCACCATCAAATTGTTTAAATGCATCAATTAATCTAGACGCATCAAAAAATGCAATCTTAAGATCTTTATCAGTTGTGATTTCTCCATCTTGAATCATGAAGATTTCAGATAAAGGAACTCTATTGTGTTTTACAGCATCTCGCTGAGGTAAATAGGCTGAAGCTTCTACAACTTCATTTTTGATTTTAAAGTATACGAACGAATCGATAACTTTTAATCTATTGATAAATCCTACAAACTGTCCTTGGTTTACTTTACTAATGTTTACTTTCATCTTATTTGTTTATGTTTGTTATTATATAAGGTTATTTCAACTTGTTTATTAAAATAACTGATCTGTGTTTAAATTATCTGCAAAGAACCTTTCCATTAAAGCTCCATCTGCTCTTGCTACTCTTCTTCTTGAAATTAAGTGTGTATTTGCCCTAAGTCTATAATAAACTCCGAACTGGCATAAACCAACCTCACATCCATAAGTCTTTAACTCATTCTGTTCGTCTATTAAAATTCTTTGACCATCTACTTCTACATTATGTGTCGATTCGTGCAAGAATATATCTCCAATTAAGTCAACGTAATTCTCTCTAAACCAAATAACTCTATCACCATATGGAATTCTACAATCTTCACCAAATAACAAGTCTAATGTAAGTCTAGCTCCTGGTCCTGGTACACAAAATCTTTCATCGTGGTTGGCGTTTATCGCTGGATTCACTGAATTAGAAGTAGCACAATGATAACCATAATACTGTCCGACTCCTTCTAGTGTCACCAGAATATCATACAGTTCCTCAAGAGAGTTAGCTTCTGACATTCTTTTTGTTATGCCTCTAGTAATGAAAGATGCTACCCATAATAATATGTTGATTTTATCAGCATTTCTTTCTACACCTCTAGATTCTGCAACAAACCCATTAGCTGCTCCATATAAACTTGTTCTAAGTTCAGTTGTTCCATATATTGGAAGTCCTAAGGCTACTGCATCATCTAAGTTTTTACGAATAACGTCTTCATAATCTCTGTCAACTAATAATCGTTCAAAATCTACAAGTGCTGTTTTTACATTAGGATCTCTTGTTAATATCTGGTGAATTCCTCTACCACCGTAAAAGTGAGAGATGATAGTATTACAAATAATATTATCCTGGCTCAATCCTGATGTCACTATATTCTCCATTATGTAAACCATCCTGTCATCTAATACAATTGCAGGATGAAAATACTCAACATCTGGTCCAAGAGCGATATCTCCACCATCGTCATAAGTATCATAGACACCTCTAGTCCATAGCGCTCTTTCGTTTATTTTATTAAAGAATTGACCAACATCTTCGATCAATTCCATGTTCACTTCATCTATCATATCTTTTGCCTTTATGTCTATTATTATAGTACAAAATCAATCACTTTATTTAGTTACTAAATTGGAAACTATATGAACTATATCAATACTATTGTGATTTTCTTTAATTATATCATATTGTATCTTATCATCTTCAAAGAATCTAGAGACTTCAATACCAATCTTCTTTAATTCTGATATAGTATTAGCTTTGTGATTACCTGAGAATGTTCTTGCCTCAACCGTATGATTACCTCGTTCAGCTAAAGTCATTGGATTGAAGTAAACTTCGTTTGTGATTCCACGTGACGCAAGAATGTCTTTAATATATTCTTGTTCATCAATGCATCTTCCAGTTATTATAACATCATTGTTGCTTGTTGGGTTAATACCAATAGAAACTACACCATCGAAATCATATCCATTTATTTTTACAGTATACATATAAGTTGTTTTTGAAAAAAATAGAGAGCCGAAGCCCTCCATCTCTAATAATTAATAATTTGTTACGCTTTTAATTTATTCATCTGCATCGATGTAGATTTTGTTAATCTACGATTAGCTAACTCAGTACACTCATAAATAGCATCTGAAAACATCATTTGCTCAGGTGGTGTTTTTTGAGTAAATGCTGAAGGACCTCTTAATGCTCCTACAACTCCTAATTCTCTAGCAACTTTTAAGTATCTAATAGCATCAATTACTACTCCTGCAGAATTTGGACTATCTTGTACACTTAATTGAGCATCGAATAATACTGGAGAACCTCCAAATCCTTCAAGCTCTAATCTAAAGTTTGCAACTTTGTTATCTCCATAGAAGTGAATATACTCTGAAGGACCAGCATGTAAAAATGAATCATCAGTTGAGATACCTCTAATTTCATTTTGTGCTCTAATAACATTTTCTTTAGAAATCTTCTTTGAAGCTAATCTATTTTTATCTTCCATATTCAAGAAGTCAGTATTACCACCTACATTTCTTTGAATGTGTGCCTTAACATGATGACCTCTTTCAAACGCAAGTTCTTGTAGCATTTGAGATACAATACTTGCTCCAAATTGAGAACGCATATCATCTCCAACGATTGGAATACCAGCATCAATAAATCTTTGTTCCCATACAGGATCAGAAGCAATAAAGACTGGAATACAGTTTACAAAAGAAATTCCAGTTTCTAGGCAGATTTCAGCCCAAAACTCTGTAGTCTTTTGAGAACCTACTGGTAAATAATTAACAAGTACTTCTACTTTTCTTGCTTTCAATTCTTTAATTACCTTATCTTTCCATTTTCTTTCCAATTTAGGAGTCCAAGATACTCTATTCATATCTGTAGAATTCCTTAACTTTTCAGAAACTAAGAATCTATTTTCTTCAGGATAATTGTCCATAAGTCCAGCATAACCATCAATAACGGGTGCTTCAAATACAGGGGCCTTAGATGTAATAGTATCTACGATGTTCCATGAACAATTTGGCTTCTGTCTTAACGCTTCACCTAATGGTAAACCAATCTTACGTTCATCAATATCAAAACCTACAACGAATTCAACATCTCCAGCTAAATAGCCTCCAATATCAATCTTCATTACTCCAGTTTTTGCTTCGGTATTCTCAGCATAATATTGAACGCCTTCTACTAAAGAAGTTGCGCAGTTTCCTGTTCCAATGATTCCTACTTTAATTTTACTCATAATTTTTTACTTAAGATTTAATTTTTTGTTGTATACTATTATATAGACTCTTCTTAAAAAGTTTCAAAACAGTGAATTTATTGTTTTCTTCAACAACTGGTTCTCTTTATTTGTAATGAAGTTATATTGATAGAACTCTCTAGATAAATGAACTGATCCAGGTTTTTCCATATATGTTTTAGCAAAAGCTTCAGGACATGTATCATACCAATCAGATGGCCATGAAATAACACCAAATCCATATTCGTCAGATAATCTATCAACTTCATCGTTGAATATCTGCATTAATTGGGTTCTTTCAGATTGAGTTCCAGCGAAAGGAGCGTCTTTATACCATCCAGTCTTTGGAATTCTTCTACCTTCAAATTCAATAGGTAATAATTTAACTACCTCAATCTTGTTTATATTAAGAGTCTTTAGGTGTTTAAAATAATCTGCTACTAATGTTTTAGTAGATTCTATTGGATTACTCTGTCTACATAAGTGATGTCTTATATCTATATTACCAAAGTATGTTATTAAATGTTTAGTTCCTTCTGGAATATAAGTGTCCATTCCGTCGTTCATTACACCAAATAATGTTTTACCATCATTTCTAGATATATTTGAACCTGGAATAAATACTGAAACTGAATGACTGTCTCCCAAGATGAAGGTTGTTGAGTCTGTTGACGTATCTACGGTTTTAATGTTTTCACATATATTACCTAATTCGTGTATGTCGAGGGCCTTCCAGTTATCAGAGCATGACTTTAGTCTACTCTCTACAAATCCACCAACATTTGGCATTTCTCTGTTTAAACAATAAACTTCTCCAGTATAATCTAATAGTCTTTTAATTCTAGCAGCAGGCTCATCGTTAGCTCCACCAAATAAATTATAACTACCTTCAAATTCCATAGGAAGAGCAACCATCCAAACATCAAAATCATGTACATTATCTTGCTTTGTTAGAACTTTAGCATTCAAACCTACTGAATTTAACTGAGAGGCTAGCATATAAGTCCATGCAGCTTTGTGCGAAGACTCTCTATTACTATAAGTAGTAACTGTATCATCAATTGCTATTGTTTTACCAACTAACGATTCTTTTATATCTGCTATCTTAATCATTTTTCTCGTTTATATAGTTTTCAAGTCCTTGTATGTATGCAACTGCATCTAATAAATTATCTCTCTTATGATTATAAGATTCTCGAGAGAATTTAAGAGCTATGAGTGCCATATACATATGTTCTCCGGTTACGTCTAAACCGCTCATACCTTTAAATATAGACGCTGCTCTGTCCATACCTTCTGAAAATGGACCGTATTCTCTGTCCTTTTCTTCGTTTCTGTGGTTTACGATACCATCAGCTTCATTTAATATAGTTTTCTTCATATTATTATATATCGTATTTGTGAAATGTTTACCCAACCCCCCAGAAGTCAGATTTTCATCTGACTTCTTTAAGAATAATACTTAATATATTATTTGTTTATATAATCATCGAATCCTAATAAGTTTTTAAGCTTCTTAGATTTCTTTTTCTTTCCTTTTGGTACATCACCAGAACCTACTTCACCTTGATTAGGTATGGATATTGGACCCATTCCTGAAACATCTCCAGCTTCTATATTTTCTGAAGTATTACTCATCTAAAGAATTTGTGAATGACTTAAACGATTCGTTAACTATATTTTCATTAACTGTAATACCTTTAAGAATCTTTTGTCCAAATCCTGAAAGCGAAATACCATCTTCAGATACATTGAAAAGATTACTGTTACGTTTCATCCATCTCTTATGATCAGAACTCATTTCTTTTACAACTCTATCAAATTCACTTTGAGTCATTCTACCATCTTTAATAGCTTCTAAAATCTTATTACGTATTTTAGCTGCTTTACCAACAGATACCGCTGGATGATTTTCAGTATAATGTCTTTTGGTTTGAATAGTTCTCTTTTCAGCTACAATAGACTCATCAATTGTCATACCTTCTGATTTATTTGGTAATTGCTTAAAGTTTTTAAATGCCCAAGTTTCAGCCATATCATCGTTCTTAGCTTTAGATCCAGCTGCCTCCAATCTCTTTTTGAAATTAGCATCATATTCTTTACCAAATACTTTTTTAAGTTTCCAGTCGTTGTCCCACATATCTTGAGTAACTTCAATAGCTTCAGTTAATGCGGATTCTAATACTTCATATTCAGTACCTTTTACATCATCTGCATTACTAAAAGTTTTAACAGCTTTCTTTATGTCCTTGATGTTTGATTCAATTGACTTCATTTCATCTTGGTCATAATCATCTCCTCTACTATGCTTAAAAAACATAGAACTAATAGTGTTCTTTAAATCCCACATAACATCTAACTTACGTGGAAGTCTATTGAATTTAGCTTCAGTTAATTCGTCTTCGTTATTAGATTCTTTAATATCTAATTCAATGTTTCTGTCTTTACCTGAAACTGATTTATCTAATTCAGCAAGTAATGCCTTTTTCTTAGGTGTTAAATCTCTAAGCTCATCTTTAATTGCTTCAATTCTGTCTACCTGGTCTCCCTGTGATCGGATATCATAGTATTCCGTCGCAAGGTCTTTCATCTTCGAAGTAATATCTGCAAGTTCCTTTGAGATTTTAGTAATTGAACGAGCTTCGTTTAAGAACTCATCACTATTTTTTAATTTTTTCATTGTATTGTTTTATTTTGATTTTATCGTTGGTTTAATAGTACCACTAGTAACTGACATTCCAATTTGATTTTGTTTTACGTTTAGAATACTGTATATTCGTCCTGTTTCTTGTTTATTAGCGCTCTTACTGCCAACAAAAACAATAGGATGATTCTTGAAATATCCGTTATATGCAACATCCTGGAATTGTAATTTAAGTTCTTCCCAACCAGCCATTTTTATATTCTTAATGTGTTTCAAAAACTTTTTTGATTTGAATCCTTCTAGATGATCATTGTTAATTCCTGTAGTTTCCCCTTCCTTTATAGTTTTATCAAAATTCAAAAGTTCATCTTTAAGATTTAATATAGCATCTAATATCTTAGCAATTCTAACAGTTCCTCCTAACTTAAAGTTATATAAAGTACCATCCTTTTTACGATTCACAGCTTTAATTTCATACTCAACTCCATTATCGACAATATCAACACCTGCAGAATTACCTCCACCTAAATGTGCGTTATCTAAAATAAAATATAAAAGTACTTCACCTGGTCCCATTCCCTTTGGAATATAATCTAATAGTTCTATAAAACTTAATGTATTTAAACCATACATTTTATTAAGTGAATTGTTTAATTTATTTAAGTCTACTTTAGATACAAAGATATCTGACATCTGTAAATCTGGAAACCATCTCTTAGATATTAAAAATCTTATCTCGTTTTTATATTTTAAACTTTGAAAATCTTTAGCATTTAATTTAAATGAATTACTTGCAGATGCATTTCTTATAAAATCAACATCAAGGCCGTCCATTTCTTGAGTATATTTTGCCTCAAGCATAGCTCTCTCGAAGTCAATCCTTATATTTCCTTTACCTATCATTATTTCTTTATGAATTGTTTAAATGTTAATGTATCATTTGAAGTACTCTCGCTTAAACCTTTAGAGTCTTTCACTTTATTATGAAGTATGAAATCATTATAATTATGTGTATTGTTCTCATCAGTAGATTCCACATAGATCTTTTCTTCAATTTTACCCACTATATTATTAAGTACTTTGACCATGTCTTCACTTAATATATCGTTGGATTTATTCTTTTTCTTTCTAAATGTACCTAATGTTATTTTAAATAATTCAGATAGCATCTTGTTTTCAATATACTTTAAAGTTGTTTCATTGTTTATGAAAACCTTATTAATATTGAATAATTCGTTTTTTGAGAATTCAGCGTCTTTAAAATCTACGCCGATATATTTTGTTGCATTCTCAGAGATATATTCATTAAAAACTACTGAAATAGCCTCAATATATCTTTTATTCATTGTCTCCTCATTTAATTTAATTTTATTAAAATCATATGAAGTTAAATATTCTAATAAATCAAGGACTGTTATTTGATAAACATGATTAGAAGACTTAGTCTCATTGAGTTTTCTAAATAAATCTTCGATTTTATAAGTTTTTACTTTGTTGTTATCATTGAATGTTAATACAAGACTGTCTATTTCTTTATCAAGGGAATTATTTAGTGATGTCTCGTGAACATTCTTATCAAATATGTTATATAATGCTTTAGTAAATGAGGTCTTTCCTACAGTTTCGTATGCATACTTATTTAATTTTTCTGATAAAAGTTCTCGTATAGCAGATCGTTGACCAAAATCTAAATAACCATCAAATACAATATTTGGAGCCTGAACCCCTAAAATACTTGACCATTTAGCCAGAATTATTGGGTCTGTTAAGACTTTTTTAACCTTTCCTTCTTCATTAACACTTTGTATATGAGTAAGGATTAGAGTATTTGTTGGTATATTATCGTATCTTATGTTTGCTACTTCAAGTGCTGGCAAATATTCAAAACCAAATTTCCAATCATGTGGCATATCATCTATTATATTAGAATCTAATCCATCGATATATTTAATAGACATTTCATATAAAGACGACAAAGTCCTATCAATAATAGTCATTGGTTTGTTACCATTTGATTTGAAAAACTCAAGACCTCCTGAAGTTCTCTGAACATGTAATGATACTGAAGAAACCTTCTCAGTAACAACAACTCTATTCTTCAAAAGTTTATCAAATTCGGTTCTATTAATAGAACCATATATTTCCTTTAATGTTTTAATTGCCATAGTACTTTATATATTAAGATAAATCGCTTGGTAATGGTAGTTTATTAATAACCAGCTTCTTTTTAAATTCATCAAGAATCTCTTTTACTTTACCTCCAAACTTAAACGATGGAGATTCTAAAAGTGCTTTAAGACTTTCGTAAGTCATAATATCCTTTGCCTTTGTTGTTTCATTAAACAAAAGTTCTACTAAATCATCTGGAGCATTTGTAATTTCTTTGTCAAATTCTTTAAGAAGTTTTGCATTCTTAATAAGACCTTTCTTACCTTCAAAACTCTTACGAACTTTAAATACTCCTTTATTCAATCTAATAACATATGCTTCATATTCAGCAGTTTCACCGTCATCAGTTTGTTTAGTAATCTCATAGTATGATTTACCAATAATTGACATCAATAAAATATTTCTGTATGCTCCTTTGTATTGCGATTCGTCTTTAGTAAAATCTGGAGAGTGATACATAAATTCTGACCACTTCAAATCTCTTGAAAGCATAAAGTCTACTTGACCAATACCATTCTTAAAGTTACCATCAATTGGTGCTCCAATACTAATTTGTTTTAAACCAACATTCATAGCAGTTGAAAGATTTAAAGCTTTTAAAGCTTCATCGAACTTAAATATAACATCGTTCATAGAAGCTCCAAGTTTACCAGCGATCTTATCAGCTGAAAGTGCCATATCAATATCTCCACTAGTTACTCCTGATACTTTTTTACCAGCACTACCTAAAATAGCAGCATCGTCTCCAAGTCCATTAATACCTAACGAAGGGAATACGTTCTTTTCAACCCATTCAATAGTACCTTGTATTTCTTCTTGTTCAAAAGGTCTTGAATCGCCAATAGCGTTACCAGACTCTAGAATGAACTGTTCGAATAATTTAACCTTCTTCATGTTAGTTTTTAGTTTTAGTTAATTCGAACTACTCAAGTTCTAATAGTTGCTTAGCCTTCTTTACATCTTGTGCATTGTTGAATACAAATGCTTGGCCTTTCTGGTTCCAATCAATATCACCTTTAGATAAACGATCAATAGCATTTTTCAAGTCCATTGTATCTGTAATACCAGCGTCTCTAAATGAAAGTCTTGATGCTTCATTTAAAGAAGCTAATTCTTCTTTAATGATTTCTCTTAGTTTTTGTTCTGTTAGTTTCATTGTTATTTAATATGTTGTAGTTTATAATTCAAATCCGCTTGGTTGATTTTCTAAAGAAACATTAGAACCTGAGAATATATCATCTTGTGAATACTTAGACCATACATTAGATACATTCCAATTAGAAATGTCTCCATTGAATTTAGAGTTATCAAACAAATATTGCATTCTAACTACACTAGATACGTTCCATTTAGAAAGGTCTCCATTGAATTTAGTGTTATCTGTAAATAAATAAGAAATATCAGTTACCTTAGATACGTTCCATTTAGAAATGTCTCCACTGAAATTTGATTGATTAAACATATAGTGCATATCAGTTACATTAGATACGTTCCATTTAGAAATATCTCCACTATGATTTGAGTGGTCAAACATCATGCTCATATCAGTTACCTTAGATACTTTCCATTTAGAAAGATCTCCATTGAATTTACTTGATTTAAACATATTGCGCATATCAGTTACATTAGATACGTTCCATTTAGAAAGGTCTCCATTGAATCTTGTATATGAGAACATGGCATTCATATTAGTTACTTTAGATACGTTCCATTTAGAAATATTACCAGAAAAACCAGATCCATTGAACATACTGCTCATACTAGTAACTTTTGATACGTTCCATTTAGAAATATCTCCGTCAAAATCTTTTGCATGATCAAACATACTATCCATACTGGTTACACTAGACACATTCCATTTAGAAATGTCTGGGTTTACGTCTGAACTTCCAGTCATCTGACCTCCATTAAGCGCAATATAATTATCGCTTGTGAACATCCTGTTCATATTAGTTACTTTAGAAGTATCAATATGATTTAGATCTGCATTATCGCCTAAACGTTCTAATTCTGACCAAACTACTGATCTAACATCAGAATCTGAAACTTTAATAGTCTCTTCTGTATTCTTCTTTTCGTTTAAAGATTTAATCTCCGATTGGATGATTTCTCTTAATTTTTGTTCTGTTAATTTCATTACTATTTGTTTTTGTTTATATATGCTTACTTAATTTATCAAAATAGCCATGAAGTTCTTTAGGCATCATTGATTCAAATGTTTCTTTGTCACCATCTTTTAATGATTGACGAACTTTAGTACCACTAGGTCCTCCTTCAGCTCTAGAATCAACCATCTTCAATTCAAACGATGGATCAACTACAGTATCTGTCTTATCACTTTTCATATACTTGACTTGTGGTTCATAAGACTTTAATCGATCTGAACCAGTTCCCATTCCCATTGGTTCATATCCTTGTTCTCTTAAGAATCTAACAAACCAAGGTATTACAGTTCTACCATAACCTTGAGGATATATGAAGTAATCAGCAATATAAGAATTAGCCTTAACAACATCTGCTCCAATCTTCTTTAATAAACTCTCTGGAAATGGAGACTTATCTTTCTTAGAAACTATCTGAAGTGGAATAACTGGAAGCCCGAACTCTTTAGATGTTTTCTTAATTGCCGCAATATGTCCATTATGAAATGGCATAAAGCGACCAGGAAAGAATACAACTTTAGTGCCGTCTTCAGCTTCTCCTATAAATGCTTCAAATGTCTGTAAGTGTTTCATTGTTTATTATATATTTAACTATCGTTCCATCCTTTGGCGTCTACTTAAAACCCAAGCAGCAGCATTTCGAACAATTCTTTGTTGTTTTTTATCCAACTTCAAGAATGCTTTATCCTTATCAAACGCATTTGATAATTCTTCATGATCACGGATAGGACCTTCAGTCACATCTATGAAATTATCTCCATGTGCGTAACTGTTATAAACGTCCATTCCATCCTTTTTAAGACCGTCTGTTGTTTTACCTTCATTTAAAGAGTTAATCTCGTCTTGGATTATTTCTCTTAGTTTTTGTTCTGTTAATTTCATAATTGTTTTATTATTTAGTTCTCAGG